AAATATACCTTATATGATAAAATATAGAGTTATGCAAACTGACGTAGGATGCTTATGTAAGAATCTTTCTTATGATGAAGCCTATGAGGTTTTACAACAATTTATCGATTCGGGTGAAGAGAACTGCATCATAGAAGAATATGAGTGGATCGATCCTAAGCATTATCAACGACTTGGGCGTGATCCAGACTTACACTAATATAAGATACTAAATACTCTCATATAAGGAGTATTTATGGAAAACAGCGGCATAAATAACTACATGGGCCGAGATGGTTTTATCTGGTTCATTGGTGTAGTTGAAGATAGAAACGATCCACTAGAGTTAGGTAGAGTTAGAGTTCGGTGTTTGGGATACCATACCGATGATCTTTCTGCTATTCCCACAAGTTCTTTACCTTGGGCCCACGTTATGCACCCCACTACTGACCCATCTATGCATGGTATGGGAACAACTCCATCATTTTTAGTAGAAGGCGGATATGTATGTGGATTCTTCCGTGATGTAGGTGAACATCAACAACCTGTAGTTATAGGAACACTTCCTGGCATACCTGAGAGCTCTGGTGGTAAAGAATCTACTTACTCTAAAGGGTTTAATGACCCTAGACATAAAAATTCAAATCAAACTAACGTTAATGGTGGAAAAGATTATGCCATGCCATATGACGATGAAACTTTTAATCCTACCGATAGGTTAAAGGATATTGGTGGTGAGATTGAAGGTGAAGTAAAGAAGGAAGTCCGGCCCGACTATGGGAAAGAATCTTATGGTCCATATCCACTAGGTGGATTTGTTAACGGTAAGGATGATAAGGACGGAGTATTCTCTAGAGCCTCTGGTCATAGTTTTGGTGAATCTGATACCAATCGCCTTGCAAGGGGAAGTGGTCATGGAGTATTATCCGCAAAGGATAATGCATATACTTCATATGTTATGATCCCCCACTCTGATCAAGTGGCTAGAGAAGATGATCCACGTTATAGTGATAAGACAGCAAGAAATTCTGGCATTGATATCTATGGAAACAAAGTAAAAAAAGATGATGCATTTCTTGATAATGCGGGTAAGTATTCTACGATGGCTGGTAAATCTACTGGGCCAAATGTTAATCCTCGTGTATCTTTTATTAAAGAAAATGATGACATAGATGATAAATCATCTCATCCTATTCCTGCTGCTGGTGCGCCTCAAACCATTGATGCAAGCCGTACCGAAGATAAAATTAATCCCTTAATGAACGTAGATGATTCTACTCTGACAAATGAGAAGTGGAATGAACCTCGTACATCTGACGTTAATAAAAACGGCCGTCCACGATACGGAGCGAAGTATCCATACAACCATGTCTTTGAGTCAGAGAGTGGACATATCAAAGAATTTGATGACACGCCTGGATCAGAACGTATCCATGAGTATCACACGGCGGGAACCTTTTATGAGGTTGACGCTGATGGAACCAAACACACTAGGGTAGTTGGAAATAACTATGAGATTATTGCGGGAACCAACTTTGTCAATATCAAGGGTGATGTAAATCTGACTATCGAGTCTAATTGTAAGACCTACATCAAGGGTGATTGGAACATACAGGTTGACGGCAACAAGTATGAAACAATTGGTGGTAATGCTCATGAAACAATTGGTGGTAATCATGTATCACTTATTAAAGGAGAACGAGAGCAAACAGTGGAGACAAATGTTATTGAGACATATGGCACAACCAAAGACAAACACTTTCATACAAGGCTTGTTACAGGTAGCACTAATGATACAGTATTGCGTAATGTGACAGAGACTTATGGAACTGATACAACACATTCCCGATCAACAACCATAACTGGAATAGATACTAAGTCTACAGGCCTATCCACTAACCTAACAACTGGTACTTCTTGGAATTATACGGTAGGAACCGCTTGGGATGGTACTACAGGAACAACATGGGATCATGAATCTACAGGTATTGTAACCATCGAAGGTGATAAAATTGAGTTGAACCCATAGGAGTATAAACTATGCCGGGTATATGTAGAGATACAACCGATACCGCTGGAGCTGCATTGATCAAGACGCAGACTAAGGTATTTGCAAATGGAGATGAGGTTATTGTGCATGGTGACACTGTTACTGCTCACCTATCAGGATTACATGCAGCTCCACCAACTATGATTGCTGGCTCCAAAAATGTTTTTATTGGCGGCATTGCAGTTTGTAATGCTGGTGATCTTGCAACTTGTGGACATGCGGCAAGCGGTTCATCAAATGTTATTGTAGGTGATTAATTAATAACCTATCTAATTCTTTATAAATAATAAAAACCACCTTGGAGTAGTAATGGCCACAGTAGAAAAAACACAGAGTTTTAAAAATTTAACTGCTCTAAGGGATGCTGAAGGAATTAATAATTCTAGCTCAAATGTCCGGCAGTATAGAGACTTGGATATGTTTTTTACTAAGAGGTCGAGAGACAGAGATGTTAATGTTCTAACCAACATAACTGCTGTGAAACGATCTGTGCGAAATTTGATACTCACAAATTTTTATGAAAAACCTTTTCATCCAGAAATAGGATGCGGTGTTAGGGGATTATTGTTTGAAAATGCAAGCCCATTAACTTCTATTGCATTATCACAAGCGTGTGAGGATGTTATTGCAAACTATGAGCCAAGGGCAAAAACTATTAGTGTTGATATTATACCAAAATTAGATAGTAATTCCTATGATTTGACCATTAATTTCACTATTGTGAATGCTCCGTCAGAATTAGTATCCTTAAACATACTACTGGAGGTATTGCGATAATGGCAAATAATCAAAAATTAGAGATATCGGGTCTTGATTTTGATACAGTCAAAACCAATCTCAAAACTTTTATGAAAAATCAAGACCAGTTTATTGATTACGATTTTGAAGGTTCTGGTATCAGCGCACTATTAGATGTGTTAGCATATAACACTCACTACCTTGGATTTCACGCAAACATGCTTGCGAATGAAATGTTCATTGATAGTGCGGCGTTGCGTTCTAGTGTTGTATCTCATGCTAAAACTTTAGGGTACGAGACAAGTTCAGTTAGAGCTCCAATAGCAAAAATTAATGTACAACTAAACGATATCACTTTAGGTACAGCAACAATGAATGCTGGCCAAGTATTCAATACAACTATTGATAATGTTACATATCAATTTGTGACCACATCCTCTTATACTTCATCTCAACTTGGTAACGGAATATTCTTTAACAATATCCCAATCTATGAGGGAACATATGTTACAACTAGATATACGGTTGACAGTACAAACGTCAATCAGAGATATTTGTTGAATAGTAATGTTGCAGATACAACTACCCTTGCGGTAACGGTACAAAACTCATCATCTGATTCGACTACATTAGTATATAATAAGGCAACTGACATCACTCAACTAACTGGCACTAGTTCAGTATACTACTTACAAGAAGTTGAAGATGGTCAATATGAAATTTATTTTGGTGATGGGGTTGTTAGTAAGAAAGTTAATGATGGTAATATTGTTATATTAAAGTATGTGGTTACTAATGTTGCCGAAGCAAATGGCGCATTTGCATTTACAAATTCGGGAGCAATAAATACCGTTACTAATATTACTGTGACAACCGTTGAAGTAGCTACTGATGGAGCTGACTCAGAAAGTGTTCAGTCTATAAAATTATCTGCTCCGTTAGACTATGCTGCACAAGGTCGGTGCGTTACAACTAATGACTATAAAGTTTATGTTCAAAAATTATATCCCAACGCTACTGCCGTTCAAGTGTTCGGTGGAGAGAATGGTTCTTTTGATCCTAGTCTTGGAGTTGTTTCCACACCAGAATATGGTAAGGTGTTTATTTCTGTTAGGAATGCGCTTGGAACAAATTTAACTCAAGTTGATAAGTCCAACCTAGTTAATAGTTTAGCGAAATTTACTGTTGCTTCAATTTCTCCTGTTATTGTTGATCCAGATTTCACTTATATATTATTAACATGTAACTTTAAATATAACTCTACTATCACCACGAAATCTAAAGATACAATTGTAAGTGAGGTTGTTCAATCTATATCAAATTATAATACTACGGAACTTGTTAAGTTCGATGCAATACTAAGACATTCAAAATTATTGAGTATTGTTGATAATACAGACCCAGCAATTACCAGT